AAAGAACAGAAAGCGGACAAGGTGCTGATGCAGAAGATTGAACGCGGTCTGGAAATCGGCTTGCTGAAGGAAGTCTGACATGATGATTGACGACTTCAAGGCGCGTTTTCCTGAATTCAGCACTGAAGTTGTTGATCAATACTTCCCCCCGCTGGAAAACGCCTGGCAGTGTTACTACGGCAGACCGTACACGGCATGCAATAAAGAAATCATCCTGAACTTACTGGCACACTTGATGACCCTGGCACAATCCAAAGGTGCATCATCCGTCCGCCAGCAAAGCAACAGGTCAGTAGGCAGCGTGTCGGTTGGGTTTGAAGCAACCGCCAGCAGCAGTAACCTGACTGACTTCTTCGGGGCAACGAAGTACGGACAAGCATACTTGTTCCTGACCAGCACACGAAGACGCGCCTACTTTGTGTAATGCCTTCCGCCCCGTTTCATCGGGGCTTTTTTTCGTCTAGGATTACGGTATGACACCTGAAGAAACTAAAAAGACAATGGACAACTACCTGCGTGAATTGGAGCAGGCTGTAAAGTCGTCCGTGAAGGTTGGGCTACCGTCCGACAAGGTGGGTGATAAAATCTACGGTGATGGTACGTCCATTATGACAATCGGCGCTGGTCATGAGTACGGCACTGAGAACATGCCAGCGCGGTCATTCCTGCGCATGCCGTTTGATTTAAAGCGCAAGGAGATTGACGGCTATATCGGCGTGCAGTTCAAGGCGGTATTGACTGGCGCACGCACCGCAGATGATGCACTGGAACGGATAGGTGTTAAGGCGGTGAACATCAGCAGGGCAGCGTTTAGGAATAATGGATACGGGCAGTGGGCAGACCTTGCCGACAGCACCAAAGACGCCAAAGAAAAAGCAGGAAAGACAACCCCGCTGGTCTGGTCTGGTATCCTGCGAAATGCAATCACATGGAGTATTGATAAATGATTCCGAACGTAGCAGACGCACTGCAAGGCTGGATGCAACCGGTGCTGGTCAAGACGGTCACCACCAGCACAGTAGACTTTCAGCAAGTGACCGTGGTCACTGGTAAGCAGGTTGACGCGGTGATTCAGCCGACACAGAAGACCAAGCTGAACGCTGACACCCTGGACTGGTCACAGCCGCATATCACCCTTCACAGTGAAGAACTGCTGGAACTGGGTCAGGTAGTGGAACACCGTGGCAAGGATTACAAGATTGTTGAATCACAGGACTGGCTTGATTATGGCTACTGTGAAGCCGTGTGTGAAGCCACACAGCGGCCTGTGCTTGAGGTGACACCATGAGCGCCCCCGCATTGATACTGCTGGCACGGGTGGTGCGTGACCTGTTACCGCACCCTGAAGAACTGATCAAGATCGGCAGGGAAGGAATGAAGCGTGACCAGTTTGACAAGGATTACATTGCAATTGATTCACTGGCACCAGCGCAACCGCTGGCACGTGGCAAGTCATACGATGGTGTTGCAGAAAAGCTGACAATATCCAGCCGCATGCGTCAGGCTGTTACACTGGATTTTTATGGCACAAACGCATACACTAACGCTGAGAAATTGCAACTATTGCTGAAGTCTGATAAGGCTTTGGATTTACAAGAGCAGCATGTTATTACCGTGGGTGCTGTCAGTCAGGTCACAGACGTTAAGGCTTTGACAGGTCAACAGTATGGTAATAGGGTGCAGGTTGAATTAACCATTCAATATAGCCCGTCCGTGGTTCTTGATGTTCTGAGGATTGACGTGGCGGTTGTTGAAGTATTGTCAAATTGAGGAAAAATCAATGACTGCCAGTATCACGAATATCATTAACGTAGCCTTGATTCCAGAAGGTCAAGCAGCAGCCCGTGACAACATGAACGTGGTTGCCATCATGACCAGTGAACAAGGTGTTCTGTCCACCGCTGAACGCTACCGTGCGTATCGTGACAGCAAAGCCGTTGAAGCCGACTGGGGTACTGCAAGTGCAGTGTCACAGTATGCAAACGTGTTCTTTGACACCAAGCCGAACGCGGTCAACTTCAGCGGTACGCTTATCATCGGCTTCCACCGTGGCGCTGCTGAAACCGTGGCGGCAACCGCTGCTATTTTACGTGGCCCACAGTTGCAAGAAGCATCCACCATGCAGGCGCTGCAAGCCATCAGCAATGGTTCCTTTGTCGTTGATGTTGACGGCATTGAACAGACCGTTGCAAGTCTGGACTTCCGCACTGCTGTTGATTTTGATGACGTTGCAACGCTGATCAATGCGGAAATTGCCGGTGCTGACTTCGTGCATGAAAATGGCCGCTTCATTCTGACCAGCAGCAGCACGGGTGTAGCGTCCGTTCTTGGCTACTTCACTGAAGAAGGTGCGGGTGAGTTCGTTGGTAACATCCTTGGTCTGTCTGACGGTTCTGGCGCGTTCCTGCGTCAAGGTTTCGATGAAGAAACATTGCCTGCTGAAACCAAGCTGGAAGCACTGAGCGTGCTGAAGTCCGAAGTGAATTACAAGGGCGTGTGCTTCATTGACCTTGTGCTTGATAACGAAGTGCCGACCATTGCCGCATGGGCGGGTGCCAACAGCGTTATTTTCTACAACGTCTTTACTGGTGCCAACTACCTGACCATTGGCACCACCAACCCAGTGTGGCAGGTGCGTCTGTCTGGTCAAAGTAACTTCCGCTGTCTGTACAGCAAGTCAGGCAACCGTAAGCTGGCAGTGACCTATATGGCACGCACGCACACCGTGAACTTCAACGCTGAGAACAGCGCTATCACGATGAACCTGAAAACCCTGGCGGTGCCTGCTGAAGAATACAGCCAGACGGAAATCAACAACGCCAAGCGCGTGGGTCTGGACATTTACACCAGCGTCAAAGACGTACCGGTGGTGCTGACCAGTCACGCCAATGACTTTGTTGATAACGTCTACAACCTGACAGCGTTTGTGGATGCGGTGCAGACTGACATGTTCAACCTGCTGAAGCTGACTGGCACCAAGATTGCGCAAACCCGTGACGGTGTGAACAAGCTGATTGACCAGGGTGAAAAGACCACACGCGGCTTTGTGCGTGCCGGTGTGTTTGCACCAGGTACGTGGTCGAGTCCTGACAGCTTCGGTGACATTGAAACCTTCCTGCGCAACATTGAGGAAAATGGTTTCTACTGGATTGCCGGACGTTTAGCAGACCAACCGCAATCTGACCGTCAAGAACGCAAGTCGCCTGTGTTGCAGGCTGCTGTCAAGAACGCTGGCGCGATTCATAGCGTCGATGTAATCATCAACTTCAATCTATAAGGGCTGACTCATGAGTGTAATTTCACTTGCTGCTGATAGCACGACGCTGATTCTTAACGGCGCTGGCATCACCCAATTCGCTGAAGGCGACTTCATCACTCTGACACCGGTCAACCCGAAAACTGGCCGTGTCAATTCGTCAACTGGCGTCAACATCAACAACCGCATGGACGGTGACGTGTTTGACTTGGTGGTTCGTGTGCAGAAGTACGGTTCTGATGACGTGCTGCTGCAAAGTTGGGTCAACAGCGCTGCACCTGTTGTCATCAATGGTTCTGCCAAGGAATCATTCAGCCGTGACGGACAGGACTTCACTGAGTCCTACACGTTGGACGCTGGCAGCTTCACTACGCAGCCGACTGACACCAAGAACAACCAGGACGGCAATGGGATGATGGAATACACCATTCAGTTCCGCCGTGCCAAACGTAACCTGTAAGGGCTGAATTATGCGCACTACTGAAGAACAGCAAGGCATGGAAATGATTAAAGCCGTCTATGATGACGGCTTTGCGGAAATCAACGGGCGTGAATATCACTTCCTGAAGATGCGGCACGAACAGCGGAAATCTGTTTTTGCATACTTCACTTCCATCCAGCACGAAATCAAACGGGGCAATCACAGCTTCCTTGTTGACCCGCTTTTCAAAAGTTTGGAAAAGCAGATCATCAATGCGCACGTCACGTTTGATGACAGTCTGCTGGCGAAGCTTCCAGAACACTGGGATGACAACCCGCAAGACTATCTGATGTTCGTGACTACTGCCCTGGCGGTGTTCAGCTACCCTTTCATGCCCGCCAGCGTTACCGCCTCACAATCCCCAGCCGTGGTAGCGCAGAAAACTTCATCCAAAAAACCAATGTAAGTGATGAAATGTTCACGTACCTTGCGCTGGTGAAGGCAGGGTACGGAACGCTGGCGGAACTGAAGGAGCTGGACACACCGGAACTGCTGGATATCATTGAATTTGAAATGATCACAGCGGACATTGAACACTACAGAATGGAGCAGGCACGCAATGGCGGTCGTTAATGAAGTCGTTACCCGATTCAGTTTTGAAGGCGACCTGAAGCCACAGCGGGACTTTAATCAGGGTCTGACCAGTTCCATCAAGTTGCTTAGTGGAATGGCAGCAGGCGTCACGGCGGCGGCTGGTGCCATGTTCGCCTGGGCAAGCAGTGTCTTTGATTCGCTTGACCCAATGGTTCAGCTATCGCGTGAAACGGGTGTAGCGCTGGAATCTATTCAAGAACTGGGTTACGCGGCTTCCGTCAATGGGTCAAGTCTTGATGCTGTCAGTGCATCTGTGCGTGAAATGACAAAGCGCATTGGTGAATTTGAACAGATGGGCGGTGGCCCTGCAAAAGAAGTTGTGGAAAAACTCGGTATCAGTTTCCGCAATGCCAACGGTGAAATCAAAGCCGCTGATGAAGTCATGATGGATTTGACCAAATCCATGCAAGGTATGACAGAAGCAGAGCGAATGAACGTGCTGGATAAGCTTGGCATTGATCAGTCCATGATTCAGCTTCTGTCACTGACCGGTGATGAAATAGACGGGCTGCGTGCGCGTGCGCAACGGCTTGGCATTGTCACACAAGAACAGGGTGACGCAGTAGCCGCCTACAACGATTCACTGACCACCTTGAAGTTCGGCATGCAGGGTGTTCAGAACATGGTTGCCGTGGGCTTTGCGCCTGTGATGGGTGACCTTGTTGAACGCTTTGTGGAACTGCTGGAAGCCAATCATGATTTGATTGTAAATGGTCTGACGTGGTTGGGTGATGTTGTCACTTCCACTGTGGGCATGCTTCAGCGAATGTGGCCTGTCTTTGCTGCAATTGCCGCTGGCTTCGTGATTGCCAAGGTTGCCGCTATCGGATTCGGTGGTGTCATGAGTGTGGTTCTTTCACCGGTCGTGCTTATCACCGCTGCACTGGTTGCCGCCATCCTGATCATTGATGACTTGATTGTTGCCTTCCAGGGCGGCAAGTCCGTCATTGCAGACTTCTTTGAATCATTCTTTGGTATCGACATTCGCCCTGCGCTTCAGGCCATCGTGGCGGCAGTGATGGAAATGGTTGACCTGATCGTTCGACTGTTCGCCCCCGCTGTTGATGCGGTCATGTCCATGTTCAAAGCCATTGTGGCATTGATCAAGGGTGACTTCAGCGGTGCATGGGGGCATATCACTGACGGCATATCATCCATGCTGGAATTTTGGGGCGGACTGTTCACCGCATGGCGTGATGGTGTTGTAGCTTTGATTGAAGGCATTGCGAACCTGCTTGTTGCAGGACTCACAATGGCGCTTGATAAGCTGGCTGACGCATTCCAGGCGTGGATTGACTGGATAAGCGGACTGTTCGGGCGGATGCTGGATGGCATCATGGGCATGTGGGGGCGCGTCACTGATTACCTGAAAAGCAAGATGATGAATATCTTGCCTGATTGGGCAGTTCGCCTGATTGGTGGGGGCGGCGGTGACGCTGTTGATGAAGAAACAATAAGGCGTGAAGCTGAAGCAGCCAGTACACTGACCGCTGGCTTTGACCGTAATGAAGCGGTAGACCGTGGTACTACACAGCAATCATGGAACAGCAACATTGACCAGAATGTTGAAATTCATATTGCCACGAATGACCCGCAACGGGCTGGTGCAGCGGTGCAGGACGCATTGCAGCAGCAGTTGAAAGATTCACGCACAATGAGCAACAGGGGTGGAATGTGATTCGGGAATTCATCCAGGGGCGCATTAAGTCGCTGACAGGTGGTAATTCTGTATCGGGTGAAGTCGGCATTGGCGGCTTCACCCTGTTTGCCCGTGTCAGCGATGCAGCATCATATTCAGCGCAAGTGCCAACACAAGTGCTGGAAGACGGCAGTGTTGCAACTGACCATATCATCAATGACCCGCTGGTGTTCACCATCAGCGGTGACGTGAGTGATACGCATATCCGCCTTGCGCCCCCGCTGACGTTCGGCATACCAAGTGACAGTGCAGCAGGTCAAGTGGTGGCACTGCTTCCCGCACGCACGCAATCCCAACTGGGGAAAATCCGCAGTATTGGTGAAAGCGTCATGGATGCCGTTGACCGTGCTGACCGTTTGATCAACATCGGGCGCAACGTGTTTGACACGTTCAACCCGCCTGCATCAAGTAAACCATTGCGTGAACAGTTCGTGGACTTCCTTGAATCGGTGTACTACGGCAAGCAGTTGATTACGGTTGACGCTGCATATCGCACGCATGACAACATGGCAATCACGTCACTGACAATCAACCGTGACAATCAGGCCGAATCAATTCGGTTTGAAGTGGTGGTGCAGAAAGTGGACTTTGTAGAACTGATTTACACTGACATTCAGCAGTTCTACAAGGCACCAGCACCAGCGGCACAGGCGTCAGTTGCGGGTGCGACTGAACAAGGCGTACAAGACAAGACCGCTGAAGCGGCTGGTGAATCACAGACCCGTTCACTTGCTTCAGCCATATTCGGGCGATGACATGATTAGAGTAGACAATATCACCGCAGACCCGTTCCAGCGTCACACCTTGCTGATTGAACAAGGTCAAGTGCGACTGGAACTGCGTTTCTTGCCAGCGGTGCAAATCTGGATTATGGGCGTGGATTATCGTGGCAAGGTTCAGCGGGGAATCAAGCTGAGCGCGAACGTGCATCATATCCGTGGCTTCAACTACCCGTTTGACTTCACGGTGGTGCTGACTGACGACAGCGGTATTGACCCGTTCAGACGTGATGACTTTGACACAGGTCGTTGTGAACTGTACTTCATCACGCCTGAAGAAATGGAACAGGTGCGCGGTCTTGAGGTGTCACAATGACAGCGGTGCGGCGGTTCCTGCGTGACTACAGGCTGACGGTGGGTGTCGGCAGTCAAGCGGTGACAATCATTCCACCAATGGCGATTACCTTCAGTGCAACCAAAAGCACTGACGTAACGCTGAACAAGCTGATTGTGAAAATCTGGAACTTGAAGCAATCCAACCGACTGGCACTGATTAAAGATGAAGACGATAAAGAATACATACCGCTGGAATTGTCAGTAGGTTATCAGGGACAGCTTCAGTTGTTGTTCCGTGGTTCCGTCCACAAGGGCGAACATGCGCGTGAAGGTGCTGACTTCGTGAACACCATTGAATGCCTGGACGGCGGCAATGACACACTGAACAGCTTCACCAGCGTAGTGGTGCGGGGTAAAGATCAGGCCATCCGTGCAGCGCTTGGTGACATGCCGAATACACAAGAAGGTGCAATCACCAAACATGCTGAACTGGTAAGACCCAAGGTGTTGGTGGGCAACAGCGCACGCCTGATAACCAACATGCTTGACCCTGATGAACGATTCTTCATTGATGATGAACAGGCGTTCGTGTTGCGCAATGATGAAGTGCGTAGTGACATGGCACCGTTGGTGTCGGCACGCACAGGGTTACTGAGTACACCACAGTCAAGCAAGGGTGAAGTCACTTTCCAGACCGTAATGAATCCGGCATTGAAGGTTGCGGGTTTGTGTAAATTAGAAAGTAAAACAGCACCAGACTTGAATGGTGTTTATAGAATGGAACAAATCAATTATTCTGGCAGTTATGCCGGAAACGACTGGATGCAGACCGTGACCGCCAAACGCGCACCGAATTACAAGGTAGTGGCTAATGAGTGAAGAACTGTATCAGGTACTTGATGATAAGATTTTTGAAGCGCTGGCGAACCTGCACACCATGACGGTAGCGCGGGTGACGGTGGTGAGCGCTACAACCATCAACTGCCAGCCGGTAATCAATCGGGTGGTTGACGGTGTGTCTGTGTCGTTGCCTGAATTCATTGAAGTGCCGCCTGTGTTCATGCAGGGCGGCGGTAGCTACACGGCGCACCCTATTGCACCAGGTGATTACTGTCTGTTGCTGATTACTGAACGATGTTTTGACCGCTGGTATGCTGGTGCTGATTTTCAGTCACCGCTTGAAATGCGCATGCACGACTATTCAGACGGTTTTGCGCTGGTGGGTGTCAACCCTGCTGCTGCTGCAATTCAGATACCGCAAGTCATCACGCACATTGGCGACACGTACCAGCAGGGTGACTACGTGCATGACGGCGATAGAACGCAGACAGGCAACCAGACAGTAAACGGTGACGTGACCATCAACGGCAATCTGACGGTGAACGGTGATATCAACTGCACGGGTAAACTGACGGTTCCAGCCGCTACCATTGGTGGTATTGACTTTGGTACGCACGTACACCCTGAGAATGACAGCGGTGGCCCAACTGGCCCACCACAGTAATGGAGAACAGACAATGAAGGTGTCAGGGCTTGACCGCAACAATGACTGGCGTTTTGGACGCGGCCTTGCTGTGTATGTTCAGGATAGTGACGCAATCCACCAGAACGTAGCAACGCGCATTCGTTCCTTTGCCGGTGATTGGTTTCTTGACGTGACCGCAAATATTCCGTGGATTGAACTATTGGGGCGGCGGGACAGTCGGGAACAGGTATTGCGTGAAGTGGAGCGGGTCACGCTATCAACTGAAGGTGTGGTGCGCATTCTTCATATTGGAATGGAACACAACCGCCGTGACCGCACTGTCGTCATCAATCTGAGCTTTGAAGATATTTTCAACGTCCAGCAAACTATAAGTGAGCCTATCGAACCATGAAACCACAGTTCACAAGTAACGGTGTAACCATCCAGACGTTTGAAGAAATCTTTGAAGAACTGGCGACTGGCTACCGTGCCATTTACGGACAGGATATCAACCTGTCACAAGAGTCACCAGACGGGCAGCGGGTGGGCATTGAAGCCCGTGCCATTCTGGACGTGCAGCAATTCTGCATGGCGCTGTCAAACAGCTTTGACCCTGATTTTGCATTCGGGCAGGGCTTGGGCAAGATTGCCAAGTTATCCGGCATATTCCTGCGTCCAGGTACGCGGTCACAGTGGGACTTGACCATTGCCACAGACCGTCCTGTGACACTGCCTGTTGATTACACGCTAGAAGATGAACTGGGTCAGAAGTGGCTACTACCTGAAGCCGTGGCGCTTCCAACGGGGGGCGGCACTGTCACACTGTATGCTGAAGAATTCGGCGCGATTACGGGCGGCATTGGTGCTGAACTGGAAGAAGTCACGTTTGTGCGTGGCGTCACCGGCATCACGGCAGCGTTTGACGCAGTGCCTGGGCGTGCTGAAGAAACAGACCCGCAGTTCAGACAGCGGCGCAACCGTAGCCTTGAGAACCCCGCCTATTCAACCGTAGGTGGCCTATACGCACGTCTGGCGAACCTTCCAGGCGTCACTGACTTGCAGGTGTATGAGAATGACCAGCCAAACGCTGACCCCATCACGGGACTACCTGCAAACAGCGTTTGGGCAGTTGTGGAGAATGGCACGATTGACGACATTGCAGAAACGCTGACCAAGCACCGCACCAGCGGGTGCCAGACGGTGGGTGACCTGACGGGTACGTTTGTGGAAACGCTGATTCACCCCAACGGTAGTGAATTCTTCATCACGCATTTAATGCGTTTTGACCGCCCCCGTTACGTTGACCTGCATGTTCGACTGACTGCCACACGCAAGCAGACCAATGACCCGATTGACACGGAACTGATTAAACAGAACATTGCAGAACGCACACTGATTATCGGTGAATCAATTCAGGCTGGTGAACTGTATGAAAACGCCTATGGTGCTGGAAGTGGTTACATCGTCACAGACTTGATGATCAGTGATGACGCTGGTGCAACATGGACTGACGGCAAGCTTGACCCTGAACTTGACCAGAAGTATGAACTGAACGTGGCGAACGTGATTGTCAATGAGGTTATCCCATGAATGATATTGTTGATCAGTACACCCTGATGCTGATTAAGCAGTATTGGGAGAAACCAAAAGCACGGGCGGAAATTCAACTAAAGATGCGTGCGTGGCAAAAGATTGTAGACCTGCTGCGTGCCTTTGAAGTTGAATATGACCTTGACCATGCGCGGGGTAGGCAACTGGATATCCTGGGCAAGATTGCAGGTGTGCCGCGCATTGTTCCAATGGTGTTGCCGCGCATTGCCTTTGGTTTTGACAATAACCCGAACAGCAGGGGTTTTGCAGACCGCTTCAATGCTTTGCGTGAAGGCGCACCCTTTGCACGTCGGTTTGAACCGCAGTACACCAGCATGCAACTGACTGACAACCAGTACAGACGGCTGATACGCGCTAAGGTGTCGCTGAACGTCACCAGTGCATATATTGCGTCAGACGAACGAATCAGCATTCAGGATGTAATCAATCAGGCGTTTGCGGGGCGTGCCTATGTAGTTGACAATCAGGACATGAGCCTGACACTGTACGTCAGTCCGTCTGTGTCACTTGATGAATTGCGCCTGATTCGGCGTTTGAACTTATTACCCAAACCGCAAGGTGTACGTTATAGCTTTGTGATATTGGCAGAACCAGGTGTAACATTCGGGTTCAGCAACAACCCGAACAGCAGGGGTTTTGCAGATCGTTTTGACCCTACGAGAAAGGGCGGCATTTTCGCACGGAGATTAATAAATGGCTAAGATTGACCGCTACGGCGGAAACCTGGAAGCGTTCGCTTCTGAAGCGCAAGGGCAGGAACGTACTGTCTTTGGTACTGAAACTATTGACGACACGCTGACCGCGCAAATCAACGCGCTGTTCAAACGCGGGTGGGGTACTGTTTCAGCAACCGATTCACCCACGTTGCAGGACTTCAACGCAGCAATGTACACAGCCACACAGTTGCTGGCATACCTGCATCAAGTGGGCATTGCTGAATGGAATCAGAACCAACTGTACTACGCTGGTACTTCCGCGTGTCTGCACCAGGGGCGTATCTGGATTGCAGCGGTGGATGAACCGACCGATGAACCGACCAGCGCAAGCATACAGTGGGAAAGTGTCCTGTCACCTGATGACATTTCCAGCGATGCAACGCCTGAAACGCTGGCGAAGCGTGACGCGGCTGGCACGTTCAAAGTAAGTGAAGCAACTGACCCCGCGCATCCGGTGCGCAAGCAGGAATTTGACGCGCACTTGCAAGACACTGACGCGCATGAAGCCGCCAACCTGTCCTATGACCCCACCGCCAGCACTTTGACGGCAACTGACGTTCAGGGTGCAATTGATGAAACCGTTCAGCGGGTGGATGATTTGGAAGTGGTTGTATACGCTGAAGAAGCCGCCACAGTGTCATGGAACATGGCAACCGATACATGGACAGGTGACCCCAAGGCTACGGCTGCGCATGAATCTATGCGCCGTTGCGTGGTTGATTCCGCTGGTGTCGTTCAATACTACCTTGATGAATTTGACAGTACCCTGCAAGCAGACGGTGTGACACCGGCAAACCTTGACGGCACTGACGGTCAGGTGATGGTTGAAATTCAACCGTTTTACGTGCGCACTGATTTTGAAGGTCAGGTTGCAACGTGGTCTGTGTCTGCTGTGCCGTTGCCTGGATACGTCCTGCATCCGGCATTTGAAGGTGGCGCGGTGCTGAAGACCTACATTGGTGCGTATGACGCAATTGTGTATGACACCAGTGCTGGCGCATACATCAACGGTCTGAACCTGGACAACAACACCAGCCGCGTGAACCTGGGTGAAGACCTGCTGGCGTCCGTGGCAACTGGCAACTTCGCAATGGTTGGTCTGACCCGTGGTGAGTTCCGCACGCTGGCACAAAATGCAGGGTTCCAGCTTTATGACTTCTGGCAGTACCAGGCGGTCATCATGCTGTTCATCACGGAATACGGTTCATGGAACAGTCAGGCAGTGCTTGGACATGGCAACGTAGACCGTATTTATCCTGCATCCAGCAACAACCAAGCGCAGTCACCGCACGAACCCAACGGACTGAGCAACATCATTGGCAACGGGTCAGGCGGCATCAACACCGCTGACGGCGCACCGTGGGTGTCCTACCGTGGCATTGAAAACATTTGGGGCAACTGCTGGCAGTTCGTTGACGGCTGGAACGTGAACAACTATCAAAGCTACGTCAGCAACAATGAAGCTGTCTACGCTGATGACACGTCCGCTGGCTACACTGCCATTGGTGACACGGTTCCCGCTGGAATCACTGACACTGCAATCAAGAACTGGCAGTACATTGAAAATGCCTTCATTGTGCGTCAGGTTGGCGGTGGTGCATCTACCAGTGCATTTGTGACTGACCACTTCTGGTCTGCAACGGGCTGGCGAGTTGCGAATGTTGGCAGCAATGCTGAAGTTGCGCTGCGCGGCGGTGTGGCGGCGCTTAAT